CGGCTCCATCACGCTGGAGATGGACCTGGCCGCGGACAAGCTGCAGGAGCTGCAGCGCGAGGGCCTGGCCAAGCCGGACGACCTGACCCAGCCTGCCGTGTCCGGCCCGGACCAGATGCTCGGCCAGATCATCGCCGCCACCCGCAGCCGGAACCCGGGCGAGCGCGCCGACGCGAACCTCGTCTGGGACTACCTGGCCTCGCGCCGGGGCGGCAGCATGCCGCGGATCGGCCCGGAGTACGTCGGCGCCTGGATTCCGTCCCGGTCCGAGCTGGTCAACGTCCGCAAGTCGGTGATGGACGTCGCGCTCGACACCTGGTCCGGGGCCGGCCGCGGGATGGCCGTGCCGCCAGAGCGGGTCGCCCGCGTCCAGATGCTGGCCGGCTCGCTGTACGGCCGCAAGCGCGACGCCGACCCCAACGACGAGGACCTGACCCCGGCTCAGTACGCCGAGCTGTGCGATCTGGTCCGCCGGAACCCGCCTGCGCGGGATCACGCCAACGGCCACGATCTCGTGGGCGCCAACAGTAACGGCAGTCATTGACATGCCACGTGAGGAGGATGTTGCGTTATGGCAGAAATGAGCAGCGCAGGGATCAATGATCTGCCTGATTCTGCGTTTGCCCACATTGAGCCAGGGGGTCAGAAGGATGCCTCGGGCAAGACGACACCCAGGAGCAAGCGTCACTTTCCCGTGCACGATGAGGCTCACACCCGGAATGCGCTGAGCCGCGCTCCGCAGAGCCCGTTCGGCAAGGCCGCCATGCCGAAGATCCTGGCGGCGGCCCGCAAGTTCGGGATTCACGTCGCCGGCGACCAGCGCGCCGCGTTCGGGCTGTACGAGCCGGACGGCTTCCCGGAGCGCCGGTTCACCAAGTTCCCGCCCGAGGTGCGCCGCCGCCCGGACGGCCTGCCGAGCACCATCTACGGCTACGCCGCCGCGTTCGGCAAGCTGAGCCGCAAGCTGGGCGGGTTCGTGGAGCAGGTCGACCCGCTGGCCTTCAACGAGTCCAAGACGGCCGGCTTCCCCGACGTGGTGTGCCGGTATAACCACAAGGACGACCAGCTCCTCGGCACCACCTACGCCCGCACGCTCAAGCTGGCCATCGATGAGACCGGCCTGGCGTACGAGGTAGAGCCGCCGAATGCCCGCGCCGACGTCCTGGAGTACGTGACCAGGGGCGACGTCCGGCACAGCTCGTTCGCGTTCAGGGTCTTCCCCGGCGGCGACGAGTGGGGCCTGTCCGAGTTCAACTACCCGATGCGCACCCTGATGAGCGTCCAGCTGGTCGATGTCGCGCCGGTTCTGGACCCCGCCTACCCGGATGCCACCGCGGGCGCCCGCGCGATGAACGGCGCGGTGGAGTCCCTGGCCAACTGGGTCCAGGGCGACATCGAGGAGGTCCGCGCCCGGGTGAACGACGGCCGGGTGCTCGATTTCTTCAAGCGGGTCAGCGCTGACGGCGGCAAGCCGAAGGACCAGCAGCGCGCCAAGCCCGCGCCGAAGCCCGCGATGACCGGGGCGCAGGCGCTCCTGGCCCTGCAGGACAACATGGAAGACCCCTGGTCGGAGGAAGACTAGTCCAGGCCAGGACGCAATAACCGAAAAATTTGCCGTGGTCGTAGCCACCCGCTGAGGGTGCGAGGACGGAGCCGGTGAGGATGCCAACCCAGAGAGGAAACATCAGATGGCATCTGAAGTCGCCAAGCGGCTCCGAGACCGCAGGCAGAACGTCTGGAACGACGCCAAGAAGATCGCCGAGGACGCCGCCGGCGAGAACCGCGCCCTGACCGACGAGGAGCAGGGCAAGTGGGACGCGATGCAGGAGGAGATGCAGCGCCTCGACACCCGCATCCGCGCCGTCCTGGACACCGAGAAGCGGGCCAAGGACGCCGACGAGGCGTTCGACGCTCTCTCCGGCAAGCGGCCCGAGCAGGGCCAGGCCCAGCGCACCGCCGGCGGGCACAAGATGCTGGAGGAGATCCGCAAGTGGGCTCGCGGCGAGGAAGGCGCTCCCCGCAACCTGGAGATCCGGCGTGACCCCGGCCTCGGGCCGATCAACTACCGCATCCTGACCACGGCCGGCCAGTCCAGCTCTACCAGCGCCAGCTCGGTCATCCCCACGGACTTCTACGACATGCTCATCGCGCACCTCATCGAGGTCAGCGGTGTCATGCAGTGCGGTCCCACCGTGCTCAACACCGGAGGCGGCGAGACGCTGCAGGTGCCGAAGACGACCGCGCACTCCAGCGCGGCCTCTGCGGCGCAGAACGCCTCGCTCCCGACCTCCGACCCTGCTTTCAGCATGCAGCCGCTCAGCGCGTACAAGTACGGCATCATGCTCCAGGTGGCCCGCGAGCTGATCGATGACACCGCGGTCGACCTGCTCGGCTACCTCGCCATGCAGGCCGGCCGGGCGCTCGGCAACGCGTTCGGCACGGACCTCGTGAACGGCTCCGGCGCCAACCAGCCCGCCGGCATCGTCACCACCGCCACGACCGGCGTGACCGGCTCCGTGACCGGCGTGTCCGGGGCACCGTCGTATGCGAACTTGGTCGACCTCGAATACTCCGTGATTGCCCCCTACAGGCAGTCACGAAGCTGTTACTGGCTGGCAGCAGACAAGACCATCGGCGGCTTCCGGAAGATCACCGACACCGTGGGACGTCCGATCTGGGAGCCCTCCGCGGTGCTCGGCTCGCCCGACCTGCTGCTCGGCAAGCCCCTCGTGGCCGATCCTTTTATGCCAGCTCAGGCAACGTCTGCGAAGTCGGTCGCCTTCGGGGACTTCTCGCAGTACTTCGTCCGGCTGGTCGGCGGCGTCCGGTTCGAGAGGTCGGATGACTTCGCGTTCGGCTCCGACCTGGTGACGTTCCGTGCCATCCTGCGCGGCGACGGCACGCTGGTCGACCGGACCGGCGCCATCAAGGTCTACGTGGGCGCCAGCTCGTAGTCCTGCACGGAAACAACAGCGAGCCCCGGCCCGCGCCGGCGTATCGCCCGCGGGCCGGGCCGGGGCAGCCAGGAAGGAACACCGGTCATGCTCGTGCGGATGCTGATCCACATCTCCGGGGGACGCAATGGCGTGCCGTGGCCGCCCGCGAACGAGACGATCGAGGTTCCCGACGACGAGGGAGCCGGCCTGATCCAGGCCGAGATTGCCGTGGCCAGCGGCAAGGACGCGAAGGCGGTCATGGACCGGCTGGCCGAGCAGCCCACGCCCGGCCACCCGTCCAAGCTGGACGCCCGGCCGCCGTCCCAGGTTGAGGG